TGGAGAGGGGGCAGGAATTGCAGCTGGTAATGCCTCTGGGGAAACCTTAACTGGGGTACTACGGTTCGGGAATGTGGAGAACTCTGTTCATAAGGTGATGTTCGAGGGTAACACTGCGTATATTCAATCTGATGCAGAAATAGCTTCTGTTCGGATGGGGGGATGCTGGGATACCGCGGCAAGTTCGGTAACCGGGCTTCGGATTAAGTACAATGCTGGACTTTTGAACCATGGTCGGATCTCTCTCTATGGGTTAACAAAATGACCTGGGGAGCCGGTGGTGGAGTTGGGGTCTTCGATGCGCGGGTTTTCGACTCGAGTGTTTTCCATGCGGTGTTTGGGTTTGAGCCCGCGGCTGCTGTCTCGTCCAGTTGGGCTTCTGGTGCTGTGGCTAGTGGTGGGTGGAGCTCTGGGGTTTCAATAGGTGGAGGATGGAGTTCTCTAGCTGCTAATTCGAACTCTTGGACTCCGGAGGCGTCGCTATGACTAGGGCTGAAGCAGTTACGCTGATACAGAGACAGCTGGCATTTCGGACAAATCTCGAAGATGAGATTATCGCGGAGCTGCAGGCTGCGCAGATCCAGCTCGAAGCGGAAGCGATAAAGCCCTGGTTTCTCGTCTCGGAGGATAGTTATATTGACACAACCTCGGATGAGCAGCGGGTGGCGGTTCCGAGTGACTTCATCGAAGAGGTGGATGAAGCGGTCCTCCGCTATGTGCCGGATGACGTCTCTGGGGATGATCCAGAGATCGATCTAATCAAGGGTGATTATGATGAGCTTCGTAAAACGTATTCTGATGAGGACACCGGGACGGTAGAAGCAGGGGCCCCGGAAGCCTATGCTCTTCTAGGTAACTATTTCCGGATCTTTCCTACCCCGGATGATACCTACACCCTGCATATGATCTATTATAAGCAGGATACCACGCTTTCTACAAACGTGGAGAATAACTGGTTGAAGTATGTACCTTATTTGTTGATGGGGGTGGCGGGTCAGCAGATCGCGGGCGGGCCGCTCCGGGATAAGGATGCTTTTGCGATTTTCCAGAGCTGGGAAGCAAAAGGTAGGGATGCCCTGATGCGGAAGAATACCTCTAGAGATGTCGCCAATCGGAATCTTCAGATCGGAGGGCCGCACTGATGGGGCTGGAAAGCGCGTCGGTCGTTGATGACCTTGTAACTTCGAACCCCCTAGGCTCGGATAATGAGAGTCAAGGGGATGACCACATCCGGCTGCTGAAGGCGGTGCTGAAGACGACCTTTCCACGCAGCGGGCGGCCGTACGCCTTTCCCGCGACTTCAGCTGAGGTCTCTGGGAATGTCACTCTGGCGGAAGGAACACATGGGCAGAAGTTGATTCCAGTCAATGCGTCAGCTGCGGCTAGGACGATTACGCTTCCGTCTGATCCCCAGGATGGGTGGGCGGTCGAGATTCAGAAGGTAGATTCTAGGTCGAATGCTGTTATTGTTACGGGAGCTCAAAGCATCCACGGGGCGACCAGCATTGCGTTCTCTTCTGAGAGAATGACAGCTAGGTTCCAGTATAATGATGCCGCGGGCTATTGGCATCTTGGATTTAGAACCCCCGGAGTTCCATATTTTCCGGGTGGACCAGCTCTCTCTGTGGATGAGCTTGGTTCTAAAGGAACTTCTCAGAGAATAATGGCTCAAGGGGTTTCCGGCTCGGCTTGGAGTAGCTACTACCTTGGACAGGTGCTCGACTTCTTAGGGACGAGCCCTGGAGACATCTTACATCGGGGGAATACTGGGTGGGAGCGGCTGCCGGCGAGCTCTAACTCGATGCACGTTTTGAAGAGTCAAGGGGCGGCATCTCCGATTCTTTGGGGTTTGCACGTTCAACCAGCTCATGTTTATACCTCCAGTAATGTGCAGCTTTCTACGGCTTCAACTATTCCTTTGGATACCTCTATTCCACAGATTGGAGAAGGCTTACAGGTTTTATCCGCTTCAATTGTTCCCGTTAAACCGTCTAGTAGAATCCGCGCTGTTTTTGATGGATTTCATGCAAACTTAACTGGAAATGGAGGTAATGTCACTTTTGCTTTGTTTAGAAACGGTGGGGCAGATGCGGTTGCGGCGAATGTGACCAATCACGGCGCAGATGGAAGTCCTAAAACTAATAATCTGGTTTTTGAATACGCTCCTGGAGTTAGTGGGAATATAAGCTTTAGAGTTAATTTTGGACCAGCTGCTAATACGGCGGTGTTAAACAGTAATGCGGGAACTTCGATCTTTGGTGGTGTTGCAACATATTCACTCACTCTTGATGAGATCTTCACAGAATGACTCTTGTTCGGATAGATAATGTCGGAGCTCTAGGGGTGTTCCGGGACATCCCTGCGCATCAACTGCCGCCGGAAGCGTGGTCAGATGCTGGGAACATCAGGTTCTATAAGAAGAATGCGATCCGGATTCTAGGGCATGAACAGGTCTTCGGGACTCCGAGTGTTCAGCCCGGTTTTATAATGAATGTGCCGGCTCCGCAGTCGAGCTTCTGGCTTTACGCCTCGAAGACTGCTGTTTATGGGTATGATGCGGGGACTCATACGGACATCACCCGCGCAGCGGGCGCGTATACCGCGAGCGAGTTCCGCGATTGGCAGGGCTGCATCCTAGGTGGGATTCCAATTCTTAATAATGGAGCGGATATCCCGCAAGCTTGGCTTACCTTGTCTCTTGGGACGAAGTTGACGAATCTGGCGAATTGGACTTCGACGCTACGGGCGAAGATCATCAGGAACTTCGGGCCCTTTCTAGTTGCATTGAATTTGAATGACAATGGAACCTTACTGCAGCAGACGATCCAATGGAGTCATCCGGCGGACCCCGGGAGTGTTCCGAGCTCTTGGGATTATACGAGCCCGGTGGTAGACGCGGGGCGGCTGCATCTTACGGATGTAAAGGGCGGATCTATCCAGGATGCACTGCTCTTGGGTTCTGCACTTGTGATCTATAAGCAGAGTTCTACCCATCTCTTAAGGTTTGTCGGTGGTACCGCGATTATGGCGCCGGACCTGCTTCTGAATTCGGGGATTCTAGCTGCAAGATGCGCTGCAGTGATAGATTCGGGTAGGCGGCACTTTGTCGTCACGCAGGATGATGTGATCACGCACGGGGGCACGCGCGAGACGGAGAACCCGCTTGAAGAGAAAGATAAAGATTACCTCTTTGCTGATCTTGATCCTACTAGTTACGTCAACGCCTTCGCGTTTGATAATCCCGCGTTTCGTGAGGCTTGGTTTGCTTACCCGTCTTCTGGACAGACTTTTCCGGATAAAGCCCTCGTCTGGAATTATAGAACAGGGCAGGTTACGTTTAGAGACTTTGACGCGAATACAGTAGATATAGGAGAGTATACTGACAGCACGGGGACTCAATGGGATAACCTGGTCGGCTCCTGGGATGATCAAACTAGGGCTTGGTCGACGCAAGCTAGACGCCGGCTTATTATGGGGAAGCATTCAGCTACGAAGATATATGGCTTGGACTCGGGGTACGCTTTCGGGACTGCAACGCCTACGGCATTCCTGGAGCGAACTGGACTATCTATAGTAGGTAGGGATCGCCAGGGGCAGCCGAAGGCTGATTATACCTCAAGACGGCTAGTCTCCCGCATCTGGCCCCGCATCCGGGGGAACGCGACTGTGAGTGTGAAAGTGGGTGTACAGAATCAGGATGAAGATGCTGTGACGTGGGCGACTGCGCAGACGTTCAGCCCATCGCAGAAGTACTTGGATTTTGAGGTGGAAGGGGTGCTTCCCGCGGTCCGGTTCGAGTCGGTAGATAACGTAGCTTGGCAACTCGAGGGCTACAGCCTCGATGTTACGATCACGAGTGGAGGAAAGTAAAATGAAATGGCTCTGTCGTATTTTGGGGCATAAGCTAGAGAAAGTAGAGATGAGAGATGGGATGAAGTTTGTCCGTTGTAGCCGTTGTGGGGTACACCTTTGAGCTATACCCCAGAAGCACCGCCGGCGGTCCCGCCAGAGCTCAAAGCTATCGTCGATTGGATGGAGCGAGAGTTGAAATATATTGCGGGAAATTTCCAAGAGCAGGATCAGATCAAGCTGACGGTGAATGCAACAACACCGGATAGGCCGCGACAGGGGACTATCATCTATGCAGATAGCGTGAATTGGAATCCTGGGTCGGGAGAAGGAGTCTACGCCTATGTTAGTTCAGCAGGAGCGTTTGTAAAGCTATGACCTTCATCTTTAGCAAACGAAGCTTGGGCAACTTGGAGAATGTCCATCCGGACCTTGTCCAAGTCGTCAAGCTTGCGGGAGAATACTGTTCCGCTCGGGGCTTGGATTTCGTCATCACGGATGGACATCGGACGATGGAAGAACAGGTGGAATTTGTTAAAACAGGTAAGAGTAAGACGCTTAAGTCCCGCCACTTGGGGGGCTTTGCTATTGATTATGTGGGCTTGCGTAACGGTCGTGTTAGCTACGACTGGGAACTTATGACCGCAATTTCGGAGTGCTTCAAAGATGCTGGAGAAGCTCTGGGAATACCTGTCGAGTGGGGTGGAGATTGGACGTCGTTTAGGGATGCCCCACATATTCAGCTCGCAGCTAAGGAGTACCCTGATGTTGTTGCTTAGCTGGGTTAAGAAGTTGACAGGCTTCGGAGCTTGGGCAGGGACCGCCACGATAGTCGTAGGGCTAGTTGTTGCGTTCTCAGCTGCAGCCACTTGGCTGCGGGAAGACGCCGCAAATGACTGTGATGCGAGGTGGAAGCTGGAGCTTTCGAACCTGCGCGCGGGGGCACTTGCGGCAGAAGCGAAGCAGAACCGCAGGATTGCGGAGCTGGAATCGAAACTAGGATCTAAGCTTTCTGAACTAGAAGCAGTAGAAAAGGTGAAAGATGACGCACTTGACAAGCAGGCAAATTCGATACCGCTGTCTGAAGCTTGCAATGTTTGCAGGATTCCTAATGAATCTATCTGGCTGCGCGAGCAACCAAGAGGTTCCACCGCTTCTCCACTCCGAACGGGAGTATCCGAAGATCGATCAAAAGCTGGTGGAGTTGCCGAAAAAGCGACCGTGCATAGATCCGGGGGCGAAGCAATACGAGGTGGCGGAGCTAAATAAAGGGCTCCGCTGTTATCGTTCGGATCGAGATGCTTTGCATAAGCGTCTGGAGACGTTGATCCAGGCGGAGAAGAACCGGGAGAAGGAGCTTGTTCCCCAATGACGCGCAGCGTCGGGCTTATATCTCCAGCTGTCATTCCCATGATCTGGAAAGATCTGGAGAAGCACATTGTGCTTTATGGGAAGAGGTGGCTGGAGATTGTAGCTCTAGAGGACGTTCTAGCGGGGCTTCTGAAGGAGGAGTTCGAGCTCTGGCTCGGGGTCGACGGGGAGGATTTAGACCTTGTAATGATTTGCGCTTGGGTCCGAAACTCGAAGAGGTCAGATTACTACATCTTATGGCTCGGAGGAGATAATCTTTCGGAATATTTAGAAGAAGGTCTAGAACTGGTCGAACACTCTGCTTGTATTCGAGGGGCGACCGAGGTGAAGTTTGAAGGCCGGGGCGGCTGGAAGAGGAAGATGGAAGCTTTTGGTTACCATCCCAGAGTTGGGATGGTAAAGAATGTGAAGACTTGCTGGAGGCACTAAGATGGGCTCGCAGAAAGAACCGCAAGTGAAGCAAGAGACGGTGACGAAGCTGTCTCCACAACAGGAAGCGATCTATGCTCAGGCGTTTCCGTACGCTCAACAGTATGCGAAGACGCCGATTCAGCAATATGGCGGAAGTGGGATTGCCGGTTTTAATCCTCTAGAGATACAAGGCCAACAGGGCTACGTCAGTGCGGTCCCCGGGCTTAATGCAGCTGCAGGTCAAGCACAGACTTCGAATAATCAGCTGATGGATCCCAACTTTATGCTTAATGTGGCGGATAATCAATATCTGCGGAATGCGATAAACGCTAATACCGCGGATATGACGCGAAACCTGAATGAGAATATCTTACCTGGGATTAGGGGAGGTGCAATTCAGGCTGGGGGGATGTATTCAGGAGGTAATACCAGGGCGGGGATCGCTGAAGGCGAGGCGATTGGACGAACTTCATCCGCCGCGTCGGATTCTGCGACTCGGATGATGTTCGATGCGTATAACCGGGGGCTCACTGGAATGGGTGAGGCGATTAACCGGAATCCGCAGGTGCAGATGGGACAACTCTTCGGTTCTGATGTTCTGGGCGCCGTAGGCGGGCAGCAGCGGATGATGGAGCAAGCGAGGCTGGATGAGGATATTGCGCGCTTCTACACAGGGCAGGCGCTCCCGCTAATCCAGGCGAAAGAGCTGATATCGTTGATTCAGGGGATGCCTGGGGGCGGGACGGTATCGACCGCAACGGGTGCTGTACCGAAAGTTAATCCTTATCTGGCGTCTCTTGGGATGATCCTGAATGGGGCGGCGAATGCTCCGAAGTACTTCAACATGGGGGCTTGAAATGGATCCGATTACCGCCTTTTTGATGACGCTCGTTGGACAGAATCCCGG